CAACAATGATGTCATCACCGTATACTGACCAAGTCTTTCTACCTAATGAGTCGTACTCACGTAACCCAAGCCTGTGATATACTGCCCTAACAAGGGAAGCAAAAAACAGTGTTTGCAAGGGAAAACAATAAGCATTACCCATATTCGCCATACTTTCAAAAACGCGTTCTGTATTATTATGATCAACCAATGTACTAGGTCTACAACTATCCATATAATTGAATAATGGAATAGGAGTAATAAACTGGACAATTTTTCGTCCAATTATATCACTAGCGCTTTTAAGGTCGATAGTACAGGGGCGCGTCCGCCGAACCTTCAATGAGGGATCCCAACAATCAAGGTTATCGTACTTAGACCCATCACGGGCAAGTATTCGATTCCTATCTTGTTGTTTTTCCAAATCAATTCCAAAGCTGTCGAGTAACATTGCTGTTAAACATTCAGCCGCGGGGTATTGAAGGAATAAATCACCATTCAATTGAGGAACAACCATACGGAATGTATCGCAGTTCTTCGGAACTAATGCGGCTTGTACAGATGAACCCAAAATGAACTTGACATCCAATTGGGACAAGGGCTTGTGAATACGCTTCACAGCGTTACCAAGCTTTAAACCTTCTAACGATGAAAAGGACCAGTCAGTAAAGTATTTCTCAATTACTGACTTTCCTTCGACATCCGAACAGGATCCCGGACCAGTCAAAAAACCTTTCACAGGTATGAGTTTATCACCCATCCATGCAAATGGAAATTCGGCTTTCTCTGATAGCGCCCAAAAGGCGTCTTCTATGAAGCAACGAGCATCATTTAGATACATCATTACAGTATCATCAAAACCCTCGAAATTAAATTCTAAGTTTTGCTGACGACATAGATCTTGTGCAAAATCGAAATCTTGCCAACATTTATCAGTTCTGGTGCTTACTGAAGTGTCAGTGTTATCCAAACCGATGTACTTCTTTCCGAAGTCATTTATTTGTCTAGCAATGGCATAATCCTTCTTGGGCAAGTCAAAACGCATAGCAAGCTCATAAAGAGCATTGTTATCGTCTTTCCAGACAGAACTTAGGTCGCTCATCGCCGGTGTCAACTCTGCAAAGAGTTCTGACCGGATCTGTTTTTTCACTTCGTGAAAGAGCGATGTTTTCTTTTTCATAATATTCACCTTTTTGGTATAATAAACAAATTACATCCCAAGGAGTGTAATTTGCGAACAAAAACATCAATAGGCTAAAGCCTAATACAAACCATCTATGATGGCTTGACATAGCTCCTCCTTTTGGTCATATAACCCAGTGATGAACATCATAACTGATGCTTCAACATTTGCTGCGTCATATGAGGTCGAACCTGCGGGAATACCGATGTCAAGTGTCATCGGGATAATTTCCCACTGGTTAAGGACGACCTGAGCGGAACCCTTCCCGATAATACGGGTAACATTCTTAGGCACCTTGGAGTATTTCCCAGAGACCTGATTGTAGCCGCCGAGCTGCGCATAAGATGCGGGCCGTCGGAACATCAGTTGTTTGGGAGCTTCTGCAGTGTGCTTTTGAACACCAGTCTGCGTACCGCCGATAGCAGAAACAGCAAATACTTTAGTACGCAAATCGTTTGCCTGATCGGCAACGAACGTATAAGTGCCTGCTGAAATTTTACTATCAGTAGTAGTGACCGCAGCTGTAGGGCCGGTTAAGTTTATGGACATAAAGTCCTCCTAAAGGAAATGTGGATAATCCACGGGTTATGGGATACGCATTTTAGACGAAGTAGCATTAGTAAAACCTAGAGCTAGTGATAAGACGTTCAGAACTTGGTGCAAGGATGGCACCTTTAAAGTGAAGCTTACATAACTATCGGCAAGGCTAAGAGGCACTCTGTTAAAATACATGACGTTGAATTCATGTTCAGGGGAAGTAACTTCTCCCGTGACTAAGACGTTTGGTAAAATAGAATAACACCTACCTTCCAGCAATCTAGTTTTGTATTCAACTTTCTGAGCCAAATATAGCGAATTCGACTCAATGGACGCGACAGAATTTCTCAAGTTACCGATTACATCTCCTAAGTTAGAGAAATAATCGACTACAAATGAGAATGTTGCTAATTCATAAAGAGACGGGATAATCTCAGAGCCATGAAGGCCGAGTTTCCTGTTCCAATCATGAGATCGTCGCGCAACGGCAAAAATACCTCCAGCCCAACATTCGTACGAATATTCATTAATTAATGTATAATCATACTTTACGTTGGTATTCAAGGTAGCTGATCCAGACACTTGAGTGGTC